GGCCACGCGAGGTTCCCCCGTTGCTAAGTATAGGAGTGCTAAAACCAAACCAACTCTTGCTTGCGTAACCGTAAAGTCGCTGTGCAAGATTGTAGTCAGTATGTCCTTGATACGTTGCACTATAGACTGAGGCTCTTGCGAATGCTTCTTGTGCATGAGTTTCCTCTCCCCAAAAGTAACGATCTCTAAGTGTTTCTAAAGAAAAAGTATCAAGCAGTTCTTCTTTATCATAGTCAATCTGTATCCCTAAATAATCCTGCTTGCCAATCTTTGATGTCATCTAAATCGTCCTTTTCCTTTAGTTGAGACTGCCTATAATTGCGGGTACGCGCCTTGTTTTTAGACTTCTTTTTTTTGTTGAACTTTTCTATACGTTCTGCTTTTCTATCGTAGATGCTCACTAGGATGCCTCATTAAATAATCCATCAAACGTCTCTCATACCATTCTGCTTTACGCAAGTCTTCCATAGGCTTACCCTTGTAACGATAGCGCCAGCGATACTTGAGAGAGTTACCACGTAGGTAGCCAATGTATTCATCGTGATCAAGCATACCTTCTATCGCTTCAATACACTCCATACCTCCATTATTGTAGTGTGCTGGCTTGCTAACTGAGTCAAACTTAGTGCTGTTATCAGGTATGTTCTCACCATAAGTAGGAAAACTAGTGCTTTCATTTGGAGCTTTAGCTATAGTTTTAGCTTTACTTCTAAGTGCATTCCACTCTTCTGGTGTTGCGTCATCAATACTTTTCATTGCATCTCCACGTTTAGTTTGTCGTTACGCTTCTTGTACTCTTCAGACTCTCTAGCTTTCTTATCAATCCAACTGTCAGGTATGCTGTCCTCACTGAACCATCTGAAGCCATTGGCTGTAGCCCATTCACCATGAGATCTCTTAGTACCGTCTCTACGACGCTTGGCTCCCGGCATAGGGGCTGATGGATTAGCAAACAAGAATACCAGTTCTGTGCTTTTAGGTAGTATTTTTTTCACCCAAATATATTTATTGTACTCTTGGAAGTCCCAGAACCTACCCTTAGACTCAAGTAGTATAGTCTTTCTGCCAATCTTTCTAACAAAGTCAGGCTCATACTTATGCTCAATAACATACGGCACATGCTCTGTATGATGCTCCCAATCTTTCAAGATTGATTCATGCAGAACCATTTCCCAAATAGAGTCATACTTGTTGCCATCTTTCTTTACAAGCCTTGGTCTAGGGACTCTAGGTTTTCTCCAACCACTTTTAGTTTTAATGAGTCACCAACCTTTGTAGATCTTCCATACCTATACTTTCAACTTCTCTACCCTGCTTGACCAGTTTCTTTATACACTTACGCACCCACTTGGGAGAGTAAAAGCTTAACCTTAAAGTCCTGCTGACCATGAAGTAATTTTGTGTAGGTAAGAACTGGTGTAAGTTATTTAAATTAACTTTACCGTGTTCCTCTTCAGGCACAAGAGTTTTTAACCAATCAAGTAGTAGGGAATCTGTCTGTCTACTAATTCTTTTACATACCTTTGGACTCATTAAAGGAACAACTCCTGTACATTAGGGGTGGATGTGACTCTTGTGAAATACTTTATGCCGTTAGAATACTTGAAGGCTCTTAGTCCTCTGCCATTGTTAGCGTCTGACCAGCATTCGTTCTTGAATCCGCAATATGAACAACCAGAAGCAAGGCGCATGTTGCCTTTCTTTCCTTCAGGGATAGGAGTGTAGCATCTATCGGGAGGTGTGTCTGACTCTAGATTACTTTTCAGTATATCTATTCTAGTCTCTACATTAGGTTTTGTCAAGTCTCCCGGACGAAATAATGCAAGTTCTCCTGTCTCTTTGTTGATAGCTAGGAAGCCACCATTGTTTGTTCCTTCAGCAGCCTCGTAACCTGCAAGCTGGTACATATATCCGAAGGGATCATCGGTGTGTAGGCTACCTTCTTTGAACTTCTTGAATCCAAAGTTAGATGCAGTCTTTATATCTACTACTTCTCCATCTATCTTGCAGTCCATATGTCCTACGATACCATCTACTTTAACTTCTTTCTGCTCATCACTGAGGTCATGTCCAGACATCTTAATTAATAAGAGAAGTACTTCTTCTAGAAGATGCCCATAGAGGAACTTAATATGAGTCTGTGCTTTGAGAGGTGGGGGAGGCTTGTCGCTCTTCTGCTCGTACCATAGCTGCCTTGTAGGTCTGCCTATGTTGCTCATACGCAAACCTTTAGATTGTTTCTTGGGAGTACACCAATGTACTAACGCAGCCTTCATGCTCTCCCCAAAGTCTGAGATCATCTCATCGGTGAGTTCGATGTCCTCTCCATTAGAAAGAACTTCTATTTTAGAATAGATGTCAGGTACTAGATCGTCTAAATTTTTCATTAATTATCTTTCAAATAGTTTATTGCTTTCTTTAATCCACTAACGCTATCTGCGAATCTACCAATTGCTACATTACAGTTATTACAAATCCAACCTCTAAACTTTTTAGTTGTGTGGTTATGATCTAAAACCCATATTGACCGATCAGGCCATCCACCATTACTTCTTATTTCTTTTTCTGTTCTTAAACAACAGGGACATTCATAATCTTCCACATCAGGGAAGGGGTTTTCTATTTTTAATTTTTTAAGGAGTTCGATTGCTTTTTTGTTACATTCTCTACACTCTTTTCTTCTTGCTTTATGGGATGCCTCCCTATATGGAAAACAAGTTATATGCTTAACTTCATTACAGTGTGTGCATCGCCTAGTATTTTTATCTACAGTCTTTTGCTTTGTTTCAAAAAGCTTAAACTGTTCAGTGAGTTTCTGCCCAGTTATTTCCGACATTGTACTCTCCATCTAGAGGACAATTTAAATTAAAATGCAACCCCGCTTCCCGTATTGCATCAACCCCCAAACTACCTACAACATCTGCTATGTCTTCATCTGCTTCTATCTGCCACTCATCGTGAACATTAGCTACGAAGTGTGCGTCCAGATTCTGCTGCTTAATCTTATCATTGAGTATAACAAGGGCCTTCTTCATCACAATAGCACCAGCACTCTGAAGTAAAGTATTCAGTGCAGCGTGTTGACTCCGTACAAATAGTTTGCGCCCATCTAATCCTTTTATGTAACCTTCTTCTGCTGCTCTTCCAACTCTATTTTTAAGAGTCTTGAATGATGGAAGATTATCGAAGAAAGATTGTCTAAGTCTCGAACCAACTGATCTACCTCCCCCTGCCACACTACCAAGCTTTTCATCTCCTGCTCCGTACAAGAGCGCATAGATGAAAGTTTTAGCCTGATTTCTTGATTCAAGTCCCGCAAGCTTTTGGTTAGCAGTGTGGATGTCTCCGTTAATGATTTCATTTGTGTAGTCCTCATCATCCATGTAGTGTGCAAGCATCCGTAGTTCAAGACCACTAGCGTCAATACCTACAAGCTTTTTACCATCTGGTACAGTCCATAATGCTCTACACCTGTTGCCAAAGGGTGAGTTAGAAGAAGGAACTTGAGCCATGTTAGGATCACGATGCGTCATGCGTCCTGTGATAGCACCATTAGGTATGACAAAGCCGTGTACTCTACCGTCATTCTCTACAGCCTCTCCCCAAGAAGTTATCTGAGATACTCTCTTCTGATACATCAGATAAGAATTAATTAGATCTGCTTCTGGTATTCCCTTTACCATAGCTAAAGTCTTTTCATTAACTATGGGTCTACCGTGTGCCGTAAACTCAGTAGGCTTCCAGCCGAAGTCTTGTAGGTACTCACCAACCTGCTGCCTAGAGCTTAGATTAAAGTCTTTAGATCTACTGCGGATTACAGGTACACAATCCTCTACGGAGTAGTTTGCTTTCGATAGTTTTAAAGACATCAGTTCATGCTCTGCCTTTGTCAGCCTGACTCCACTCCCACTAGCAAAAGAGCAAGAGTCTGCCATCTTGCTTAGGTTTCCCTGTCTTGTAACTCTTGGGTACAGCTTGACCTTTGTGACTTTTGGTTTAAAGACATGCTTAACCTTGGCCTCTGTCTTAGCGACCACCTCGCGCAACTCAGCAAGAAGTAAGTCTGCTGCCATATCATCGTATAAAAATCCATGACGTTCCTGCTCCTTTAGTATGTCAGCAACAGCGTGTTCTATCTCTAGGGACTCTTTACTAAATCCTCTAGACTCTTCTCTGAGTGCGTAGTACACCTTACAATTTAAATTAACATCTTGAATGCAGTATTCTAACATCTCTCTAGAAAAGCCGCCGCCAAAAGAATCAAACTCTATCTTGGATGAACCTAGCTTGTACCCCCAAGCTTTCAGTCCATGCCCTGCCTCTCGTACTGGATCAAATAGTCTTGATAGTACCAGAGTGTCTACGATCTTTTGTCCTACGCCCAGTGTCTTGAACCTTGTCAAGTCCCTGATTACAGGCAGATCAAACCCTATAATGTTGTGACCAACAAGCTCATCAGCATCACAAAGTAATTCACACCCTTCTTCTATTTGGTCTGGGCCAAAGGTGTACAGTTGATTAGTTTCTAAATCTTTAGCCACTAAGCACCATATCTTTTTAGCATCCAGATCATCTGTCTCTATGTCAAATAGTAGTTTCATTATTCAAATCCCAGTGATATTTCTTTGTCCTCTGATGGAGAGTTACTTATATCATCCCCCTGTACTTCACTTAGTCTACCTGTTTCATTATCAAATACAAGCTGAGTAGCTAGTCCTACATCACCTGTGTACCTGCTTTTTAAGATACGCACTCTGGTTGTGGAAGCCTCTAGTGGATCATCTGATTGTTGATTACGCTCAAGTGAGATAACACAATCAGACAATTGTGCAATAGACTGACTGCCTCTGAGGTGGCTCAGACCTGTCTCTATGCCGTTCTCATGTCCTTTGTTACCATCTATCCTGCGAAGGTGAGAAACAAGTATGACTCCTGCTCCTGTCTCCTCTACAAGCGTTCTGAGGCGGTGCATGATAGCATCAATTGATCTTCGCTCATCACCTTCAACTGTAGTAGAGACTAACATGTGGAGGTGATCAATGACTACCCACTTACAGTTACAGCCTATGATCATAAATCTTAGCTTACTGAAGATGGAGTCAATATCATTAGCACCAAAGTGAGCATGAATCCAAACACGATTATTGTTCTCACCATCGTACATTACATCAAAGAACTTATCTAATTCTTCTTCAGTGTACTGATCCCGTATCCTATCAATATGCAGCTTGGCGTTTGCCTCAATAGAAAGAATACCATCTACAGTTCTGTTAAATGTTTCTTCTAGTGCGATTACTCCTACGTTGTCAGGTGTAGTTTTAATTAGCCAGTGTTCTAGTTCGCGTGTAACACTTGACTTGCCTAGACCAGTACCACCTGTCAGTGTGATCAGTTCACCATGACGTAGGCCCTCTAGCTTCTCATTCAAACCCTCCCAAGGAAAAGGAAATGACTGAACCTTCTCTCTGTTTTTATACTTGTCCCTGTTCTCCGAGACACTAAGAACACCAGATGGTGTATAAGTTTTGGAAGCCCACCATGCTTGCACGTAGTTCCTGTGGTCATGCTTTTTAAGCATATCATTAGCATCTTTGAATCCTTCAGGGAGGGACATGATCTTAGCCTTGCTAGGCTTTAGTAAACGAGCTACACGCTTCGCTGCCTCCCGTCCTGCCTTGTCCTCATCGAAGTTTATTATCACCGTGTCAAAGCTTTCTAGGTACTCTAGTGAGGCTTTAACATCACGCTCTGCACCATTGGCACCTGAACGGATACTTACTACAGGCCACTTAGAACCTAGTAGTTCGTATGCTGCCATAGCATCACACTCTCCTTCGACCAAGGTGACATACTTACCACCTGATTGAAAGATGTGTTCACCAAACAAGCCTGACTCTTTGATCGCGCCTCTGGTAAAGAAGTTCTCTTTTCCTGTAGATCCAAGAACCCTTTCCTTGTAGGCAACAATCTCTTTATCCTTGTAGTAAGGGTATAGGTGTTTGATGATTGAACCATCATGGCCTGTAATGCATCGAACACCATACTTCTTAGCAGTGTCTTGTGATATAGCCCTGTCTGTCAGAGCAACATACTCGCCTTCCTCTGCGAATGTCAGAGGCTCATTACTTATTAAGTTAATTGGTTTTTCTCCCACTGGCTCTTCACCTGTTAGTTGATTGTATTTATTACTACTGAACCTATCATTACATGAAAAACAAAATGCACTGCCATCTTCGTTGATAGACAGAGCATCGCTTGAACCACACTCAGGGCATGGCTGATGCAGTTTTACAAATGTCAAGACTTCCTCCTAAAAGAAAGGGGCCGAAGCCCCTGTGTTTAAGATGCGAAACCCGCAAACTCTTCTTCTTCTTCCACTAGCATCTCATCAGTTAACTGCCCAACTACAGCAGCATTGAAACCTTTGAGAGCCATGTTGAGTTTAGCTACAGTTTTTTGTGCTACCTTTAGCTCTTTATCTGTATCTATTAAAAGATTAAACGCCAGCTTCCCATCCACCGTAAACTTATCTACGGAATAGGTGGCATCGTTGGCTGTAAAAGTCCAACTATTATCCTTTTCACTCATTACAAGACCCCTAAAATGCTAGTGTTTCTAGGCTTACAGGCCCTGACGCAGCCTCTCCACGTTCAATCAGATCTAAAATCTGTACTGCCTGAAGTTGAGGGCGTACAATCTTACTCATCTGACCGTACTCCTTACGCGCCCACTGAACAGCAACAGTAGAACCATTGCCAATAGCTACCGACGTAGGATTTTTATCCTTGTCTACTACTATAGGTGGAGTAACCTGAGAGCCATCTGAATTGTGCGCCCATGTAGCGAACTTAATCACTGGATCAGGTGTAAATGATTTCTTTCCTGCATCTATCAAGAAAGAATCAGAGAAACCTGCACTCTTGAACATCTCAAATACATCATCAGACACAGCTAAGAATAGCTCGTACCAAGACTTTGTTTTGTTGTAGTCCAAGTTAGGCACAACCAGATGCGGGAAGTAAACCTGTCCCTCTACAATGTTAGGTGGGTTCATACAAAACTCCTATGTTTCATTTAAGGTAAAGTTATTATACTCCCTAATGAAAGGGATGTACACATCTTTTTCTATATCAATATCAATTCCCTCAGTAAACTCTACTATCAAATTGTTACCGCTAAACTGTTTAGTACACGAAACAATTGCACACTTGTTCTCGTACAATAACCCCATGTACTTTGAAGTAGTGAAAGCAGAGTACTCTTGTTCTGTCATAAATATCTTAGTCATCTAGTTCATCCATGAAGTCACTAAACAATCTTCCCAAGTCATCATCCATGATACGCCAGCATCCTACTTCAGCACACCTATCTCTGACAAATTCAAAGAACTTCAGCTTAACTCTTGATGATGGCGTGACTGTGGATATACGCAACGCCCACAACTGCGCCCACCAATCGTCCAGTGAAGAGTAGAACTCTGCTTCTGTGTCAGTCGCACTCATGTGTTTCCTCCAATGTTAAATAATTTTCAATGTAGTTTATCACAAACTCTTCTCCATGTCTAAGGCATAACTGAAGTGCCTCATCACGCACAAGATTAGTCACAGGGGCCTGTAATGTATAGACTTGTGAATACTTGAGAATATGATTCGACACATCAATTATGTTCTGCATGTTACTACCTTACGCTGCTAGGCACTTGGATGCCTCTCGAACAAGGTCAGTACGCTTGGCCTTAATTGCTAGGATGTTGCCTTCAGCAGTCTTCTTAGCAGCAGGAGCATGTGTACTCCAGTGGGTCATAGCATTGTACGCAGCCCAGTGAGTAGATCCCAGTGACTTCTGCTCATCAGTAGTGTACTGGTTCCACATGTACTGTAGCGCACGGTTACGGTAAACCTCTGGCTCTTTGAGCAACTCAGTGACAGACAGTTGAGGATTGCCCAGAACGAATCTGCATTTAGCTGCTACAGCAAACACGTTGAATGCCTCACGGTTAGTGATGCTGTTCTGAGTCCAGTGCTTCCACCGCTCTGCCTCATGCTGGTAGCTATTGAGGGCAGCAGCCAACTTGCGCTGGGCATGTTCAGTGCTCATGCTGATAGTGTGCTTCGCCTTGTACATGCTGAAGTTATCTATGAACACCTGCCCATTGACACAAAGCATACGAACTGCACCTATCTGTAGGACAACAGCCCATACTCCGTTGAAAG